GTGTATCCGGTGAATGGATAAAACTTCAACTTTCGACTGCGATTGCACCAACATCAGTTAACATTACGGGGAGACAAAGCTATGATAATCAAGCACCAGATTCGTGGGAAATATTGGGAAGTACTAATAATACCAGTTGGACAAGTCTATTGTCATCTACTGTACACGCTACTTATAATGGTGGTAGTGGACATACAGTTTCTATATCGGGGGCGAGTGCTTATACATATTTAGCCTTAGTTGTAAAGGAAAAGGGTGGTACTGGTCAAACTGCAGTAGTTATTAGTGAAGTGAGGTTTTTCGCTAGTGTCGCAAATTTAAATAAAAAGTTCCTTCGAAGTTCCACGGCTGGAATAGATTGGGACGACGTTTCTTCCACTTTACAGGCTATTACAGATGGAGGTGCAACGACAACACAAACAGTCGCGTTTAATAACACAACCACGGGTTTAACATCCGCAGGTGATATTGACATTGCAGCTACGAAACAAATCGATTACGCCGGTGATGTTTTACTTAAATCGTCGGCGGGTGTAGTAGCGTCTTTGAAAGTAACGAACGCGGTAAAACTTGACCCGGCTTATGCATCACCTTCGAATAATGTTTTATCGTTCAACACAACAACAGGTGAAATCTATGATTCAGGGGGACAAGGTGGTTCGACACTCGATAATGTTCATGAATATAAGGCAAATATTTCTATAGGACCATCAGTCGCAGCTGCAAACCTTACTATAAACGTATTTGAATCGAATGTACTCACGGTTTCAGGGAACGTAGTAGCGGATAACATTACCATAGGAGGGTTAAATATTGCTGCTTCACCATTTGGTTTAGATGATACTGCGAGTTCTGCGGTTGATTCAAATGTAACTTCAAACGTTATTCAGTTTACAGGTCCACATTCAAGTTATAACTCGGATAACGCGTTTGTTACGACAAATAGTATTAAAATTGGTTCAAATGTAAATGTTACAGGGAATATATTTGTCGGTGAAGATCTTGTATCAAAAAATATTCAACTTACAAATCCAGGTATAACTGCAACAATGTCATCGACAGATACAATAACTATAGATGCTAAAAATAAAAGTTACGGTACAGCACCACTTGTTCAACTCGCAGGCGATTTAAATAGTCTCGTCTATTCAGATCTTATAGACGGTGCTCAGATAGTCGTACCTATATTTGCATCAGGTGCAGATAGAAAAATATCAAAAAATCTTACAAATGTAAACTGGTACGTTCAGACCAGCGACCTTACTATTAAACAAAGTGAACATGGACTCATGACATTGTCAAATGTTGCAGGTAATGTATATATGAATTCAATATCTTTTACACAAAATTAGTAAATTAAATAAATCAGAACACACTTTTATATTATATATGGGCTTAAAAATAAAAAACCTTGGTATAATATAAAATATGTCTGGAGGTATTGCCCAACTCGTTGCAATCGGTGCCCAAGATGCGCATCTCGTAGGTCAACCTGAAGTTTCTTTTTTCAGGTCCAACTACAAACGTCACACAAACTTCGCCCAAACTGTCGAAAGACAAACTATCCAGGGCAACCCAGCTCGAGCTGGTATGTCAACTATTCGATTCGAAAGAAAAGGTGATATGCTCGGTTACGTCTATATCGCTAATAGAGCGGGTAATGTCACGGCTTGGAATGAAAATGTTGCCAAGGTTGAACTTTTGATTGGTGGTCAAGTCATCGACGAACAAGATTACGCATTCTCCACCTCTCTTGCACCAACAGTTATGAACCAAACGTACTCTAAAGCTAAGTATGGTTCGGAAAAATTCTACCCACTCAGGTTTTCGTTTTGTGAAAATGTCCAATCTGCTATCCCATTGGTCGCGCTTCAATACCACGATGTTGAATTGAGAGTTACGTGGGCTGATCATGCCAGTATTGTCGGAGACCTCGAAGTGTATGCTCAATTTCTTCACCTCGATACAGATGAACGCACGGCACTTTCCAACGCGCCACAAAACATGCTTATCACACAAACGCAAAAGGCGATCGCCTCACTCAACAAAGTCCAAGAACTCAGCTTCAATCACCCAATGAAGTATTTGGTCGCTGTGAACGGTCAATCTGCATCCGATAAAGTCAAGCTCCAAATTAATGGTACGGATGTTTCGGACGCGAAACCAGTCATTCCCCACCACACCTCGGTACCAGTGTATTACCATACACAGGCTGCAGATGTTGTTGAGAACATCTTATTGGTTCCATTCTGTCTCGACACTGCTAAACTCCAACCAACGGGTTCGCTCAACTTCAGTAGACTCGATTCCGCGAGACTCGTTTCCGATAACTCGACGTTCGATAATACTATCTACGCCGTGAACTACAACATCCTCCGTATCGAAAATGGTATGGGTGGTTTGATGTACTCGAACTAATTCAATTTTTATAGCCACTTAATATAAATGTTCTGGCAACTAGTTTTTATCGCAGCTTTTATATTTATAATTACTTACGATCCCAAGTCCGGAACTTTGAATCATCTCGTCGACTCTAAAAAACAAGAACCCACTCAGAATTCTGAGTGTAAGGAGGGACATTACCAGGAGATTCAATTTGCTCAAATGGGGTATGATTGCCCAAAAGAAAACGGTGTTCAGATGGGTGCGATTATACATACTTAAAAAATTCACTCTACATTTTAATATTATATAATGTTTACCTTTGATCGAGAAATCGTCACAATAATAGCTGTAATCGTATGTATTGTAGCCACCGCGTATATGTACAAGGAACTCAAGAAAACAAATGAAGAAATGGAAGATGTAAAAGGATTTAATGGAAAGCTTGTTTCGTTTTTATCCAGGCCCAAACCATCTGCTTTTACAGAACCAGAGTCAGAAAAAGGTAAAGCTTTACAAACCCAAGTCGAAAAAAAGAACCTTGAAAATCAAGATTCCGAGGAAGATTCGTCAGAATAATCATCTCCTATAATTATAACTTGCTAATGAGCAATGAAGAAATACAAGGCTATAGCTGTACCTGTAACGTTTACGGGTGATAAACCAAAGTTTCTCACTGTCCGAGACCGACGATTCAAAGATTGGATTTTCGTTACCGGAGGGTGTAGGCGAAGAGAAATAGTAAATCCAATACGATGTGCTTTGAGAGAACTAGAAGAGGAAACAAGAGGAGTCATTTCTCTCAAAAAAGGTCAGTATTCAGATTTCAAATTCGTAGTTAAAGAAAGTCCAGGCGTTGATTTAGAATACAACGTCTTTATATTTTTCGTAGATTATACACCACAACAACAAACCGAACTTGTCCGAAAATTCAACGATGAGAAGCAAAAAACAAATCTTAAAAAAATACAAAAACAACCATATAAACGAACTTACGATGAAAATGATTTTATGAATTTTGAAACATTAACAGAATTCAATACAAAAAAACAATGGGATAGAATAGTTAAAAACGTTCTCAATAATCCAGAGTTTTATGCATGCATAACTTCACTCAATAGAAAAACCTTCTCTATTAAATAATGAAGTCCAAAGCTTACATACTCTCACAAATTTCGCATCTTCTCGTTGAAAGACATGGTTATACACAGGAAAAGGCAGATAGGTACGCAGAATTACACAAAGAAGATAAAGTTTATGAACTTCTTGTTTTAAAAAAGAATTTATCAGAACAGGAAGAGTATCCAGAAATATCGTATAGAAAATCAATTTGGAGACATCACTACGATAGTGATTAATTAAATCAATATAAAAAAATAAAACTAACACTTGGTAAGTAAACCATGTTCAAAACATGGTGTAAAGAACAGGGTTTCTGGAACAATACCAATGTATCACATGTGCTCATGGATGGAGGTGTCCTCTCAGTGCCATTTGATAGATTGAATGATTTCTATATTAAATACACAGATTCCTATAATTCGGGGGAAAAAATATTTGTAGTCGAACAGAAAACTGAAAATTATAACTTTTTCGTGGATATTGACTACAAGGATGAAGATGAAATTGAATTTTCAGAACTCGAAAACTATTGTAAAATATTATGCGAAAGAGTTAAAAAATTGGGGGGTAAAGAAGCACTCATTTCCGTAGCTCAACCAAAAAAAGTAGGTCATCTAGTTAAGACAGGTATTCATATAAATTGGCCAGATTTCATAGTAAATCAGTCATCAGCTTTAGCAATACGAGAAATTCTAGTACGGATAATGAATGAGTATTACGGTTCAAGAAATTGGAATGATATAATCGATGAAGCCGTTTACGGAAGTTTAAAAAGAAAAGCTAAGGGAAGTGGATTTCGGATGCCATGGTCACATAAAAAAGGAAAACATGATGAGTGTTCCGGTAAAGGGTGTGTAGAATGTAACTATACCGGAAAAGTAACTCAAAGTGAATATAAACCAATATTTATATACAGATACGGACCGTTTCAATTACTCGAAACTATAGATGGTCAGGTCGCAGATGTTAAAATAATGAACATGGCTACTTTACGTACAGAGAGAGACGATCCCGTAATAATAGAAAATAAATATTCAAAGAAACCAGAAGGGTCTTTTACAACAGCACAAATAAAAAACGAATTCAAAGATCAGGAAGCTATTAGTCTTGTAGAAGAATTTGTAAGAAAAAATTTAGAAGGTCAACATTTATCGAGGATAACAAAAATATATGAAAATAAAAATCAGTTTCTCGTTTCAACGAATTCATTTTATTGTGAAAATAAAAAGTGTAACCATAATTCCAATCACGTATGGTTTCATATATTGGGAGATACTATAGCACAAAAATGCTTTTCGACTACCGATACAATGAGACATTTTGGGTTTTGTAAAGATTTCACAGGAAAAAGACACCAACTTTCTTCTAAAATTACGAATATATTATACAAGGATGGTAAAGTTGAAAAATATAAACCAAAAAACAGTGTTAAAAAGACAGAAACAGTTGATTTTGAACAAACTATTGAATTATTGAATATTTTCATAAACAAAAACGTTTTCAAAAACAAAAACCTTAAAATAAAAAATATAGAAACTAAAAATACAAAAAAACACTTTGTTTTTACATCGTACTCATGTGAAAAATGTATAAGTAATGTAAATTTTGAAATAGAAAATAAATTACTTACACAAAAATGTAAATGTAAATCACCACCTAAACATATATTAACCAATAAAATATTACAATCTTTATAAAAATGTTAGTTTTGATAATAATGAGTAAAATACTTAAAAGAAATGTGTTAATACTAATTAAAGCATGTCTATATCCCGAAAAACACGCTCAGGACGATTATCAAAAGTACCAGAAAGATTAGAATTATTCGAAGAAATAGAAGACGATTTCAAGGACGATGAATATGATACAGACGTTGATCTTCTTCAATCAGACGATGAAGATATATGTTCAGATGACGAAGAATCCGAATGTGATTCGGATGAAGATGAAAATGGTAATTTGAAAGGATTTGTTGTTGATGATGAAGACGATGACGATGATGAAGATGAAGAATCATCTGAAGATGAAGAATATTCAGATGATGAGTAATATCGAGCTTAAAAAAAAGAATTTAATTTATATAAATGGAAGCCGAAGTTGGAACACCTATTGAATATAACCCAGAAGAGTTTTTAAACAAGGATAACGACTTACATGAACAGGAACCAGAAAATAATGAACAATACTATGTTCAGCCACAGCAGCCAATGTATACACAACAGTTAATACAACCAGAAAAACAGGATATATTTTCCAATTTAGATAAAACAGGGTATGTTATTATATTTGTTGCATTTTTACTAGGGTTTTTCATGGGTAAGACTATGCAACCTGTTATTTTAAGACCCGGATAAATTTTTACCCCCTATCCAATATACAGACGATGGAGTTTGTTGACCCATAAATTCACCAATTTTACCATATGATGATTCAGTAAAATAAGATCTACTCGTAACTAGTGGATCATCAAATGTATTTTTCATAACTTCAGACGCAGTTACTTCGTCGTACGTCGCTTTAGAATCACTCGATGTTTTTTCTAATTTATTTTTTTGGTTATTATACAATCTCAAAAATAAAGTTAATACAAATATCAAAATAAGAATGGTGATTATATTCAATATAATACTCAACATACTTACATTTAAATAACAAAATTAATTTACGCCTGTTCATTTTCCTTATCATCGGACGTTACTTCCTCTTCGCCGTCATCCTCAGTTTCTGTGACCTGACCTTCAGTGGAATTTTCAACAACGACTTTCGTAGCTTCTTCCTTTATTTCCATTTCTTCTTTCTCAATTTTTTCCTTGAGTTCAGCCTCACGCTTAATTCTCACCATTTCCATTTCTTTAGCAACAATTTCATCAGCTTCTTTAACTAAATCCTCCATATCAGCGTCTGGTTTTTCTTTTTGAAGGCGTTCCAAAACTTCACCGGGGTGGCTCACTGGAGTTTCATCAGGTTTGGTATAAAACTTGGAATTCTCGTCTCCACCTTTAAAGTACGTATCAGTTCCCGGAGCCTTAACAGACATCATATCCGTTTTACGTTGTGAAAACATGGCAGCGGCTTGAGCTTGATTCTCTTTGTAGCCCGTTATAAGTTCTTCGAGCTTTTCATCCGTATAATGTACATCTTCAATTTGAGCCGGGTCAGGTGGAATCAATAACCATTTATACATATCAACAACATAAATATCAAAAGTTGCGTCTTCTTTTTGAAGACGTTTAGCATGAGAAGCAGCTTCATCACGTGTATTAAAAGCACCCCTAATTTTAATTCCAAATTTATCATTCTTTTGTGGTGCTTCCGGTCCTACTACAGAAAGGCATGCATAAAGTTGACCTGGTACGGTTGTGTAATCTTGTTCAAGAGACATGTTTGTTTATATGAAATTATATATACTTAAAACTTTAAGTACATGAAATTTTAAA